GAAGAAACTTGAGCCTGATTGATTGGCTAAATTATAATCATGAGTTGCCATAAGTCAGTGATAGCGAGGGGTTTGGAGGGTTAAGGTTCTTCAGCACCGTAACCATTTGCAGAGTAAGCAAAGGTTCGATCTTGGCTAGATCCACTGCTGTTCTTGAAGTGTACTGTGAATCCAGTTCTAGATTCATTACTGATTTCATAATAGTCACCCGTAGCGAGATTATTAGCAGTTATTCCTAATTTTGGAGTCTGATAAAAAGCTTGTGCGTATGTAACAGCCTTAGCACCCGCGCCTGATGACATTGAAGCACTAGCCGTTCTTGCATCTAATTGCAATGTATAGCCAAGTTCATCAATTAAAGGGGTTTGATCTGCTGCTGTAGAAGATAAATCAACTTTAAATTGGAATACTCTTCCTGTATAACGACCTGTTTCCATCTTGGTCCAAGCGCCATAAGCTTGCGAACTTTCTTGCAGTACATCATCACCATCTTCATATAAAATTTTATCCCCATCCTCAGTTAGCACTGCATCTGTTGGAGCTGGTGTAGTATCACTTTTACGGAAATATAAATCAGCGCTTGTTTCGTCTGGTATTGTCCCATCAAAGTCTGTCCAAGTGTCAATATTGGCTACTCTATTGTCGATCATGTCGTTAGGAATTAATCCACGCATTTCTAATTTGCGTTTAAATACAACCGTAAATTTCCCACCTAAATCAACAACATCTTTAAAGAAATAAGTACCCGCAGATTCTCTGTTACCAAGAAAATCTATTGACGCCCAATCATCAATATTGCCTGTCTGTTCATCCCAGTAAGCTGTACCATCTAAAGCTAAAGCATCATACTGAGCAGAATAAATTACGTTATCTCTTTGCCCTTGGAATGGGGGTGTATCTGTATCTTCTCTCCTTACAGTTTGGTTTAATCTTGGGATATTATCAGGTAAATCAATTACGGCACTTCCTTCATTTGCGCTTTTATTACCTCTGTTATCTTTAAACTTAACCATATATTCGCCTTCTATAATCGGTAAAACTACAGAGTCAGTATTTGTCTGAACTTCTCTTAATAAAGTGCTATTTGCCCATGTTCCTGTACCATCTGTTTTTGAAGAATGCCTAACGATAGAAGTTAAATCTGAATTATTACCGCCCCAAGTTGGGATACTCCATCTAAAAGTAACTTCATCATTACTAGAAGCCTGAATACTTACATTTGTAGGGTCAGGTGGCAATACAACGACAGGAGTAGGTACAACAATTGTTTGACTTGTCCAAGGAGAAGTTTTATTTAATGGCGCTGGCCCTACCCCACGAACTTCAAAAGTCAAAGAAGTTCCAGAAGCTAAACTGTCAATATTGAAAACATTATTAGTAGTCGTAATTGTTGTATAAGAACCATTGCCAACTTTATACCTAAGTTCAAATCCGATGGTGTTAGGATCAGTAGCCCTAGACCAACTCCAAGCAATTCTATTAACAGTATTATTGTTAATCCTTATTTCAGAAAAAGCCCAATTTAAGCCAGTAACAGGGGCAGGAGGATCATTAAAAGTTGTTGTATCTTCAAATTCAAGTGCAACCCCTGCATCTGCTGTTGCATAAATAGAATCGTTAAATTCAGTCGCTGTGATTGTATAAGTGCCATCACCTTTTTCATCAACTGATAAACATCTAAATTTTTGTTCCGTTACTAAATTAGCGGATATTGACCATACAGATTGTGTTTGAGGTGCTGCACTAAAAGTATCACAATTAACAACAGAATCAGCAACGCTATTTATTAATTTTGTCTCTACAGTTCCATCAGGTAATCTACAAGTTATCTTATGGTCGTCTCCAGCGGGTAAAGAAATTGTTTGATCACAAGTTATAGCAGAAGATGTTGCGCTTGAAACTCTCCCCGCCAACCTTACGCCTTGACGCATTTCATCAGCTATTGCAAAAACTTGCCCTGGGAAAACTGCTACGCCTTCTAATCCTGTAGAAAAACTTACGACTTCTTGATCTATTTCTTCCACTGCCATTAACCAACGGCCTAACCTTTGAGCCTGCCATTTTGAAGTACAACCAAAAGCAACTACTTCTTTTACCTGATATCCATATTTAGTAATCAAATCATAATCTTCTACAACTAGAAAGTTATGCTTATAAAAATTATCAGGATCATTATATTTAACCCGAATTGATGTACTCCTAGTTTTTAAAGATGTTCCTGTATAAGTAAAAACTCCGCCTATTACATTAGAATTATTATATAAATGAACAGGATCAATATCACTACCGTCTAAGTTTCCATGATCGGCTGTTACTTGTATAGCATTAGAGGCCCAATATGTCATTCCACGAAACGCACTTGCTAAATCTCGAAGTACAGAATATGCATCATTTTGGCTTCCTATTAATGTATTAATTGCAAATCTTGGTTCTTGTGTTCCATCTGGAGTTGTTACTAATTGGTTCGCATATTGGCAAAGGGAATATAAATCAACCCAATTTAAATTTGCTTCTGAAATAAAATTACCTGCCCCCCAAACCTTATTTGTACACATTGCATAGAAGATAGAAACTGGGCAAGTTGTCCACCTTGTATGTAAAGAGCCGTCAAACGCTAGACCGTCTATAAAATCAAGGCTTCCATCTTCTCTAACATCACAATTATGCGGCACACCGCATTTTATACCCTTTACCAAGTAAGCCCTCGTTGGCAGAGCATTAAATTGTTTTGTAGAAAGGCTTAAACCAACACAGGCTGTATAAGGATAAGCGCTTTTTAATTCTTGCTTTTCTATCAAGCTTGTCCAAAAAACCCTATTCCCTCTATGTGTTTCTAAAGGTGTATTTTCGTCAACGTCAGTAAAAGAAGTATATTTGACTTCGAAATCATTCTCATTATTTGTTACTTTGTCTACCCTGATATCCCAAGGTCCAGTGCCAGGAAGTTGTATTAATGGGGTTTTTATTTGATAGTCACTTGTTGAAATACCTGTGACTGTTCTATCCCAAATTGGTGATCCGTATCCAGTACCTTGTGATTTAATATAAATTTTTAAACGAATACTGGCATTGAATAATTGCCCCTTTGCTAATCCTTCTCTTGCCGAACAAAATAGAGACGGAATAGAAAACAATATCTGAAAACTTTCTACATCTGTATCCGTTATCTGTCTGATAACTCTACCTGCTCCATAATCTCTTGATGAAACTAAATTATTAGCATTTAAAGTTTCACTATAATTTGAACCAATCTCTGAATTTATATTTGTAAGAGTAGAAGTACCATCATCTGAATAACCATGTAGTTTTCCTTGCGTAGCTGTACCTAATCTGAAATCCCAACTAACACTTTCTGTATCAAAATTATTTGATCCATTATCTGCTTTGATTGGAGTTTCGTTTAAATAGACTCCTTTATCACCGCCAACAACACCCTCAATAGTACCTTCACATAGAAGGTCAATAATCTTAATTGTAGAGGTGGAATTTAAACCCATTGTTTTTTATTATCTAGGTAAAAGATTATATCCATATTGTTTTATATTAAATGTATTTACATCTACATCACAACTAAAATCAGTTATTTTTATTATAAAATCATACCAATCTCCATTTCTTAATTTCCCAAGAGGGAACCAATGCGCCCATCTGTATTCCTGCGATCCTGTCATTAAACCCTGCACTGTAATAGGAATGGTGTTAACGTCCCTATCGCCTTCTCTACTACGAAGAATTAGCTCAAATCTTATAAACCCTTCTACTTTTGTAGAATTTTCATCTCCTACATGTGCATATAATCCGTTATTTAATTCAAACGCACACATGAAATATCTATAATCAACCCTACCCGACATTTCACTTCTAAAGTAAGGATAGATTTGTCTGTCTGTTCTAGTTATATCTACAGATCTAGGTGAAGTTAATTCAGAAGTTTGATTAAGTAAAACCGCAGCGCCCCCAAGTTGTCCGGGTGTATATGTTCTTGACTTAATCCCGCTAGTACTATTCCAGCTACTATCTAAAGTTTGCCCTTGAACTCTTATTGTGCTTGGGGATGGAACACCAACCCATTCATTTAAAGGGTCTGATTCGTCAGTAACTTGTATATCAGCAGAAATAATATGACTACCAATTAAAGCTTTACCAAAACAGACAGGAACAGTTGCACCCGCTCCAACCGAATTTGCTGCGCCTGTATAGGCATAGCTTTGTCTTCCGTCTGATCCTCTAATAACTGACTCTGGCCCACTATCTCTAACAGCACCAACACGATCAGTTATTTGTTGTGGAGCAAGTGCTTGGCTAATACCTCCTAATGCCATTGCAATACCAACATTTCCCCCAATTGCTATAGCAGAAGCCGTCATGCCAGAAACCAGTGCCCCCGATGCGCCTGTCCCAAAACCAAAACCTCCACCAGCTCCTAATGCGGCGCTGCCTCCAAGTGTGAAATAGGCTAAACCGATCAAAGCCGCACCCATTAAAATTTGATCGAATCCATCCCCACTACCAGCAATCACAGGAGCAATAATTAAATCCTTGCTACCAAGAGGCAGCAACATATCATCTAAGCTAAATTCTGTTTCTGATTGAATGACTTTATAACCAACACCATTCTTTTTAGAATCAAGTAATTCTTTCCCAAATTCAGGGTAATTAAGACAAAGTAACCTTATTGCATCAACAGGCGTGCGCAACCCATGATATTCATGTAATGCACCGAATTTTTCCCCTAATTCATCTAGGAGTATGACCCGTTGCATACCTGTAAACTGCCTCCGTTCTCTTAACATAGTAGGCGTTAAATGGTTCTATGCGGGATAAAGAGTTCCTCTTTTGATGCAAAATTCTTTCGTTTGGCAACAAGATTGCAGCGTGCATTGGATTCCTTGTACCGATACGCATTAACAAAACATCATTTGGTAAGCGCTCATTAAGTGGAATTTTTTTAAAACCTCTTTTAGGAAGTTGCTCTAGAAACACACTGTCACAAGTTTCAAGCTTTAAAGGACGTACATATTCAGGCAGTTGAATCCCTAAAAGTTGATAATAATCTTTCATCAACGAATAACAATCGGTTTTCCCATATTCCCAACTGCGCCCAATTAAGGATTGATAATTAACCATTTATCCTCTGGTATTAGATAAATATGCCACGGAATTTTTGTTCTTGCACAAGCCTGTTTATCAGCCGGACTTGCCGGCCCTCCTTTTGGGTGAGAATGAATAATTGCCTCAATCTTTCCATGAGATCTTGCAGTTATATAGTCCCTAGGTTCAATAATAAAATCACTATCTGGTTTATCAGCCATATTTCTACAAGGCCAATATTTTCCCTTTACTACAACACCACAAGATTCTTTAGGCGTATCTCTTAAAGCGTGTTCTTTTGCCTTACATCTGAAGCCTTGCACTCGGGAAGCCTCCATAAGGTAATTCAGCTCTGCTAGGAAATTTTGCAACACAATCTGAATACTTATGCCCACATGTTGCGTCTGTTCCTGAATAAGTACATTCAGTGCCTTTAAAGACCCACGGGCAATGTTCTAAAACTTGACGATTAGGTAAACGTATATTGGTCAGATCCATTTTTGTTGCTAATTCAAATTGAACAGCATTCATATTTTCAGATGCAATTCTGTCTATATACCAAGTGTCGTCAGTTTCAAATATTGCGGTTGGATCAGCCGTCGCATTTGATCCACTACTGAAATTAGAAGCATCAAGGAATTTTTTACAAGTGCGAATCCTTACGACTTTTGCATTTAAAGGATTATAAGAAGCTAATAAAGTTGATATTGCTGAATTAGCATTTGCAATAGTAAAAGTTGGTCTTGGTAATGTTCCCGTTGTTGTACGTTTGAAGCCGTCCATTTGACAAGGAACAGCCGAATAAGTAATTGAATTGAAAACTATATCCCCATAGACTTCATTTGTGCCTGCATGATAATAATAAATAGTATCAGTACCATTTACAGCAGCGGTTAAATGTAATTGAAAAAGCTCTATTACCGCAGACGGCTCAAGCTTTTGTATTTGCTCTTGTACTGATTGAGGAACTGTTGTCATGCTTCAGCTACTTGTTGAAAAGTTGCATCAATAGTTGCTCTACCTGAATAAGGAATAGTCTTACCCCATGAAACACAAATATATTTTTTAGCAGCACTTTCTCCATTTGGTTGATAATTGAAACTTTCATGTCCTCCCCTTGCTTCAAGAAATGTTTCTATTTCATCTGATTGGGTTTCTGTAATATTATTCCAAGTAAAACGCCAAGTTTTTAGATCATTATTAATTCCTACGGCTGCCCGTTGACTATAACCAGAGCCAAAAGCAGCC